AATTGCAGTATTAATCTGTCCAGCACCAGCCCTGTAGGTTCCAGTAGAAGTCTCGCCAACAAAGCTCAATGATGGGAAAGATACTGTTCCGTCAACCAATTGAATAGTTGTCCCGCCAGCCTGAACAGTGTTTGCGTTGTAGAAATTCACTCCATCACACACAAGGGTAGCAGTGGCATTTTGTGGTATTTCTACTGCGGTTCCTGTTGGAGTCTTTACTGAAACAGTGTAAGCGCCCGTTGTCTGATTACTGATAACGTAAAGATTAGAAACAGGAGGGTATGTTGCTATGATATTAGCCGTCAAAGCCCCTTGATATTCTTGCAATACAGACTGCGCTTGAGACGATGAAATTGTTACATTAATGTTTGATACCGGAATAATAGCAGAGGTAAAAGCAAAACTACTGCTTACCCCATATCCAACAGTTATGTATCCAGACCCGTTGCAGATAATGAAAGACGCCTCTGCTGGGTTGTATTCCTTGCTAGATGATCCGTCAATTAACTCAGCGCCAGAACAGCTAATTGTGCAAGTTCCAGAGCCGTTATTCTTGAATATCGTAAACCAGTTATCACCCAGCGTTGCAGCCGTAGGAAGGGTTAACGATCCAGCGCCAATCTCCCAAATGCGCGTCTGCGCTCTGTCACTAGCAGCAAAGGTAGTCCCGCTTGTTATTCCTAAAGTGGGATGGCTTTGATTCAATGTGCTTGATATTGCAAGCAGACCATATCCAGCGAGAGTTGCAGCATCCGGCGAAGAAGTCCCTACACCAAAAGCTATGTTCCCCCACGTTCCAGAAGTGTCAGGATTTGCCGTGATGTAGATGTACTTACACTGCCCAGCAGCAACAGAAATAATGGTGTTTGTTCCGGCATAATCTTTGACCGTAAAAGTGTTCGACCCGGTATTCCGAATCAACGCATCCTGACCAACAGAAATTTGATTAGCAGGCGGCATCCACAAAGACAGGCTGGCAGAACTTGCCGTAACGTCCATGATCCTTGCCGCATAATTGTCAGTGGCGTTGCCGTTGATAGGCCACGACAATTGCGTATCAGCAGTAAGCGTAATAGCGCGGAATGAAACGTCAGTCGGCTGGATCACGTTACCGGTAAACGGAGAATTGAAGCTCATATCAGTCCTTTAGGTATCAAGCACAACCGCTTGGCGGTCACCAATGCGCTGCACATCCTCAGACTTCAAGGTATTAATAATCAAATCATACTGCTGTTGCCACATCGCAATTCGCTCATCGTTCTTCAAGAACGGCATTGCCTGCAACAGAGAACCGTAAAGCATCGCCTGCGGTGCATATGTCGTAAACCAATTTGATTGATTGGAAGAATCAAGCGGTTGAACTCGCTCGTAATAGAGAACCTCGTAATCATAGGCCGTATCCGGTGTGGGGGCGACTAGCCAGTGGGTATAATCATAATCCGCGTAGAACTTCGGCACGCCTTGAACTGATGGGTCTGGGGCATATTCCCGAAGGTATTCGTACTTCCTCAAGAACACCGGCTGGCGTTTCCCGTCCACAGTTACGTTCATGGATATGGTTTTGTGCCATCTTGCAGGCTTGTCTATGGTCGCAGCACCGATAACCATATTGCTTGTGTTGACCGTCAAGTTACCCAGAAACTTGATCTGGCTGGCGATGACCTGTTCAGCAAGCATGATGAAGCGCGGAATCTGGGCAATAGTTGCATCGTCAGTCCGTTCTAAATACTGCTGAATGTCTTCTACGAGCGAGTCGTAGGTCATCACTTGTGCGGTAGTCATTTCACACCCCAATCATCTGTTCTGCGGCATCTTGAACATGAGCTACCCTGTTCAGCCAACCTTTACCAAACACCGAGAAAGTGGGTAAGGACTGGTAAAAAGCCTCTTTTGCCAACGTGAAAAGCTCAAGTAGTTCACCGGCCGGGTATTCTGTTGCGGCGGCGATGGTCTTCGGCCCTATAGCACCGTCTGCGGTCACTCCTAACGCCTTTTGCAGCGTCTTTGCGGCCCTGTTGACACCTGAGTTCACCGCGAAGTCAAACACCGCGTAATCAATGCCTACGGGCAGGGAATCGCATTTACAGGCATCCCAATAATTAGCCTTGTATAACGGGGCTACCATCTCAGGCGTCAACGAGCGCATTTCCGTCTCGTCTACCGGTCGTTTCACCCACGTTTCCCAATTCAATTTCGTAACCCCAAGCATAGTCATTCCGCCCGGATCACTCTTATGGTTTGAAAAATTTCCCTCTGACTTGAGAACCAGCGCGAGAGAAGCAGGGAAGTTACTGATCATCGCTTATTCTCCGAATCTTTCAACTTTTCTACCGTTCTCATGGCACCCAGCCCCAACAACCCAAACAATGTCTGCATGGTAATGTCAGTATCAATCTCTGGGAATTCTCCGGCATAACCGTGTATTTTTGCCACCAACCTTACTATTGGCTCAATAATTGACACATAAGCCAACGCCGCACCGCATATCCATCCAACAAACGGTCTCCATCCAGCCACAAACCAGTTCGTTGACTTTGCTTCTTCGATATTGACCTGTATCTGAAGTTTGGACAAATCAGTGTCCGCAGCCAACTGAGCCAAATCTCCGGTCTGCTGCATTTTTAATAATTCTAACTGGGCTTGGGCTTTAGCCGCGGGATCGGGAAACAGCCGGTCAATCAGCCCTTTCCCGAGGTCAAACAAACCGGAGAGCAATAGCGGATTCATTTATCAGCCTTGTTGTCTAGCTTGTCAAAGATGGATTTGAGCAGGGCTTTGACTTCATCAATGTCACGATGGTAGTCGTCTTTTTGCAGGAATTTCTCGGGTATCTTTCGCATATCCTCGTCAAGCCTGTCAAGCGTTGCCATGATTCGATTTAAAACCCAACCACCAAAAAACCCAGCTATCGCCAACCCTGCATTGATTAATGATTGGGCCTCCATAATTACGCCGCTTCTTCTTTAGGCGGCTCGACTTGCGGCTGCGCTTGGCTTTGCACTTTAACGATCAACGGAAAGCAGCCTGATTTTGATGGTAAAGAACCCAAAACTTCAAGAATAAAATTTACTTCGTTAACTTCAAGATCAAGTTTCATTTGATACTCCTTTTTCTATTGTGTGGACGACCTTCTGCTATACGCTTTGCTTCTCTTGCCTTTGCTGCAATTGACATATTATTACGTGCTTCAGGAGTTGCTTTGGAACCCAGCCTAGCCAAACGTATTTTTTCACGGGCCTCTGGAGAAACGTATCTACCCATTTGAACAACAGACAAATGACGCTTACGTTCTTCAGATATCTTAACCCCTTTGGTATGGGTGTTTCCTATTAATGCTTTACTGATCTTTGCTCTTGCTGCCTCAGAATGTTTTTTACCTAACATCGGAGCAAACCCCGGCCTCCCTTTCTTTTTATTAACTTCGTCTGATTGTTTTCTCCCAATATTTGCCTGACGAAGAATTTCTCGTGCCTCTAGTGATTCCATTCTTTTTGCGGTGCGGATTGATTGTTCTTTCTTATGTTGTTCAGTGTGTTTATATCCCGTAGTTCCATCTCCGCCATCAGTTAAGTTGTAACCAAAGGGAGACTTGGTGCAAAAAGAACGAATTGCCAATGGCTCAAGATACTTTACATAATCAAATTCACCTATCACAAGAACTTTTTTTTCAAATGAATCAAATCCATGATGACGCATTGCTCGATACAAATAAGTATCCGTTCCAGATTTTGCATATGATTTGTGATTACCCCACCGCAATTTGGCATTTTTTGCAATACCAATGTATTGCTTGCCAGACGGAGATGTTAGGCAATACAACTCAGCCATTACTTATCCCCTATGGGTTGAGTGGTGAGTAGACGCAAAATAACGATGCCCACCGAGATCGTAATCCCAATGAACATCTGTGCTACCGGCGTCATCGGCAGCAGGTTGATATAGCCCTGAACGATGGACAAGACTGCGATGATAATCGCATACCAGACTGTTTTAGACTTGAGCAGGTTCATCTTCAGCTTTCGAGGCTTTGTAGGCGTCGATTACGTCTTGTGTCCACGCCGTGTTGCAGATTGCCACAACCTTCTCAGGCACACCCGTCAGGTCTTGCGCTGGCATTAGGCTGTTGCGGTGGTAGGTCTTGGTCAGTTCAACGCCATCTTCCATGATGCGGGTTGCTTCACGATACAGAATGATGCCGTTTTCTTGCACCGTGATTTGATCAACTGCGGTTTCTTTGGTGATTGCCATTTGTTTCTCCTGTCTGACTACACTAATCCGGTGTAGTTAATTAAACAAAATAAGTAAATCCAAAAGGTATTCTGATAGACGTTGCACCAATCGTGCCTGCCGCATATAGAGATGTTAATGACGGATAAAGACTAATGCCATTTTGCGCGTTGTTATCAGTCGCGGTTCCAAGCCCATAATTGGCGCTTGTAAACGGCATATTTCCGCATAAAACAGTGCCAGAAGTAATTGCTATAGATGTTGCCCCTGAAACAAACCCCTGAACCGTTACCTGCCGGCCAATTTTTGTATACGTTCCTGAAGATGAAAATGCGCCTACAACCGTCAATCCCGCGCCCTGCGAAGGCGTCCATGTGCCTTCCTCATAATCATCCAGCGTATTCGCGTCTGTCGATGCAGACTGCGTGGCGGGGAAGGCTATACCCGTTCCGGCTGAGAGAGTGCCGCCTTGCAGGGCAAAGGTTTGCCCAGATTTTGTGTGAGCAACGATGTTTGCGCCACCGTCCGATAGCACAACGTAACCAGTACCTGTATTAGATATGGGAGAACCTGAACCAGCATAACTACCGATAATTACGTTATTTGATCCGCTGGTAATTAAACTTCCGGAGTTATATCCCAATGTGGCGTTACTAGCGCCAGTTGTGACTGCATAAAGGGCGTAATGCCCAATGCCGGTATTGTAATTTCCTGTTTGAGTGCCAGCACCAGTGCCTTGCATTGCCAAAGCACCAACGGCAGTGCTTCCAGTATTATTGGCGTAATACCCTGCTCTATTGCCGATATAAGTTGCATTTGTTCCTGTTGTTGTAGCTGATCCTGCCGCGTAACCAATTCCCGTGTTATTTGTTCCTGAAGTATTTCCGGTCAGAGCATACGCACCAACTGCAGTAGTTTCTGTTGCGGTGTTTGCGTATGCGGCTTGATACCCCACAGCGGTGTTGTTGCTGGCGGTGGTGTTGGCGTTAAGTGCATAAGCGCCAAGGGCCGTGTTGTAATTGCCAGAACTATTTGTTGCCAACGCAACAATGCCAAAGGCAGAGTTGTCTTTACCAGTATTTAATTTTAATGCTTGATAACCAAACGCCGAATTTTCATCACCAGTAATAGTTGTTAAAAGTGCTTGATAACCAAATGCAGCATTTGCAGCAGAAGATGTAACCGCCGCCAAAGCACTAGCGCCCACCGCCGTATTCGTCGATACAGCACCCCCGCCACGGCCTACGGTCAGACCGTATATGGTTGCGTCTAACGTGCTACTCAGCGTTCCCGTGACAGCAAGGCCGGTGGAGGTTATGTTTGCAATCGTTGACCCACCGCGTTGGAAATAAGTATTGCTGGCCCCAATGAGCAAACCATTACCTGCACCCGCACCTGCTATATCCATCAGCCCAATATAGGTGGCATCCGAATACAAGTATCCGGTTCTGCTTGCTCCGGCAGTCCATGTTAAAACATCACCCGCTGCGGTTTTTGCAGTACTTAGTACGCCAATGACCGCTAAACCGGTAGAGGTAGCGGTTGCAATAGCACTAGCGTTTGCTTGTAATTCGGATTTAGTTGTTCCATTAATACCTGAATACGTACCATCCGATTTTGAAAAAAATGAGTAATTTGATGCAGAAGCAGTTACGTTTTCTGGGTAAATTGTTCCAAAACCGGACGCTACTCCAGCCGATCCGTTAAGTAATTTAAGCCCCGCCGTGGTTGTTGATCCTGTTCCTGTGCTGATAGATGTACTAGCGGTCAGCGTAGTAAACGCACCCGCCAGCGGAGTTGTCGTGCCGATGATGACGTTATTAAGCTGATTGCCGCCACCTG